ATGTCGGGGCAGGAATGGCGTTGGCGTGGGTGTAGTGAAGAAACGAACCTTTTAAGGGAGAGAACGAATGGGAGCAATTACTTCGAGTAACGTCGCGAACGCGATTGTGAAGCTGGTGGCGGCCGACGCATTGCCGGTGCTGGTAGGGAACCTCGTGATGGGGAACCTGGTGAATCGCGATTACGAACCGGTGCTGGCGCAGGCCGGCGACACGGTAAACGTGCCGATTCCGCCGACGATGGTGGCAAACAACATCGCCGAGGGCGGGACGGTGCAAACGCAGAATCCGAGTTTGGGGAACGCGCAGATCGTGCTGAACACGCACGCGGAAGCGACATTCCAGATTCCGGATGTGACCAAGGTGCTGGCGGTGCCGGATCTGCTGAAGATCTACATGGAGCCGGCGGTGGCGGCGCTGGCGCAGAAGATCGAGAGCGATCTGCTGGCGCTGTACGCGGGGTTCACGGCGAACAGTCCGGTGGGAACGCCGGGGACATTGATCACGGAAGCCACGATCGACTCGGCGGAGACTGCGTTGTTTTTGGCGAAGGTGCCGTCGAACGAGCAGAAGTTCATGGTGGTGGACGCGGCTACGTACTCGGCGTGGCGGCAGATACCGCGTTTCAGCGAATTCCAGACGGCGGGCGACGCCGGTCTGCGGTCGCTGATCGACGGCAGCGTGGGGAAGATCAAGGACTTCTTCGTGTTCCGGTCGCAGTTCGTGCAGAAGACGGGCAGCAGCCCGGTGACGACGCACAATATTGCGTTTACGAAGAGCGCTTTGGGACTGGTAGTGCGGCGGCTGCCGCAGCCGATGCCGGGGACTGGCGCCATCGCGGAGTATGGGGAGCTGGGCAATTTCGGCATGCGGGTAGTGATGAGCTACCAGCCGAACACGCTGGCGCAGCAGTTCACGGTGGACGTGCTGTACGGCTGCGGAGTGCTGCGGAACTCGGCGGGCGTGCAGGTGAACACCTAGGGAACGTGACGGCATCCTGCCCCATGTGGGGCGGGATGCCGGACGGGGGCGGGATGGTTCGAGCTTGGCTCGGATTGGCAGGCTGAGGCCTTGCCCCACCAAGGAAGAAAGCATGCCCCCACGAATGGGGCATGGCAGCCTGGAAGGCTGCTCTACGACCAAAACCAAGAGAGAAAGGAAGGCAAATGGATTTGCAAGTGTATTACCAGAAGATTCGCGAGATGGAGAAGACTATCGTGGATGAGTTTCCGCTGCTGGTGAGCATGGAGACGGCGGATGGGGGCAAGGGCGGGACGAAGACGGAGGTACCGCGCCGGCTGGCAGCGAAGCTGCTGGTGGAGGGACTGGCCCGGCTGGCGTCGAAGGAGGAACTCAAAGCGTATCGCGAACTGCTGGCCGAGGCCAAACGAGTCGCGGAGCGGGCGGCGGCGGCGGCGAGGCTCCAGTTGACGGTGTTATCCACCACGGAGCTTGACCGGCTGCGGAGCGAAGCGCGGAGCACCAAAGAGTAGGCGGCACACGATGGCATTGTTGACGGACGGCGCGGTTGCGAGCATCGAAGAATTGAGGGGTTACGACACGCAGCTCCTGAATGTGGCCACCGTCGAGGGCATCGACGTGACACGGAAGCTGGCGTTGGCAGCGGAGGAACTCTCCGTAGAGGTGACGGGTCTGCTGGAGCGGGTGGCGCTGGTGGGGCAATCTACCCGGCCGCCGACGATCGGGCAGGTCATAGTAACGCCACCGGTCAAGCTCTGGTATATCTTCCGGACACTGGAGATGGTGTATCGGGACGCATACAACAGTCAACTGAACGACCGGTATGCGGGCAGGCGGGACGAATACCACGAGATGGTGATGTGGGCATATGACCAGGTGATCCAGGGCGGACTGGGGATCGCCACGGACCCGGTGGAACAGGCGGCTACGCCGGCGCTGCGGGCGTCAGGGGGCGGTCTGGGAGACGGCACGTACTATGTCGCCATCGCGTGGACGAATACGGCGGGCGAAGAGGGAGCGAGTTCGCTACCGGCAATGATCAAGGTGTCGGGCAGCTCGTTCGCGGTGCAGACGACCGCACCGCGGAATGTCAAAGGATGGAATGTCTACAGCGGGACGAGTCCGGCGACGATGACGATGCAGAACTGGCCGCCTTTGGCGCCGGGACAGACCTGGGTGCAGCCAGACACGTTGTCCACAACGGGACGGACGGCAGGCAGCGGACAAGCGCCGAGCTACCGGCTGCCGGTGCCGCGGACCATACAGAGGGGCTGATGACAAGCAAAATCGGAAGCGCGGTGACGGCGAAGATCCTGGTGCGGATCACGGGACCGAGCGGACTGAATGCGGGGCTGGGGGCGCTGACGCTAGGAGAACGGGAGTTTGCGGGCCTGGTGGAAACGTCACAGGTGCGGGCGCAAAACGTGGCAGCCGAGATGGCGGAGCGTGCGCTGGGCGTGAAGTACCCGGCGGTGAACGTGTACTGCGAGAAGATCGTGAACGACCAGCGGGAGAAGTTCCGGACGTTTTCGGGGCGGGTGCAGATAGCGATCGAGTTGCGGCAATCGCAGGACCGGTTAGAGGGAATTCAGGACCGTCTGGAACTCTATGTGGACGCGACTATGCAGATGTTGAATGGGAGCCGGGGCGACTGGGGCGACGGGATGTACTACGGCGGCGGATATGAAGTGGCATTCGGTCCGGTAAAGCAGGGCGGGAAGAATTTCATGCAGGTGGCGAAAGTTACCTTCGAGATCGGGGTGAACAGGAACTAGTATGGCTTCATATATTTCATCCAACGCGAACCGATTCTACGCGGCGTTGGAGAGTGCGTACGGGACAGTAGGATCGATCACGGCCACCAATCGGATTCCGGCTGTCAAGCTCGGGATCCAGCAGCAGGTGGAGACAGGGACGCGGCGCGACAAGACGGGTAGCCGGACGTTCGCGGGAGTGCCGGCCGGAGTGAGGCGGCGCACCAACTTCGACCTACAGACGTACCTGACGAGTTGGGACAAGATGACGGCTGGGCCGGGATATGGTCCGCTCTTCCAGGCGGCGATGGGCGGGAGCCCCGTGCGTTTTGGAGGAGGGACGGTGGCATCGAGCACGGCGGCGGGGCGGCTGGGGTTTGGAGCGCCGCACGGGCTGGCGGCGGGCCAGGCAGTCTGCAGTGGGAGCGAGATCCGGTTCGTGGCGGCGATTGTGGATGCGCAGACGGTACAACTGAATGCGCCGTTTCTGGTGTTGCCGGCGGCGGGATCGACGATCACAGGGACGGTGACGTATGCACCGTCGACGGAGCTGAAGAGCGTGAGCATCTTCGACTACTGGAGTCCGGCGACAGCGGTGCAGCGAGTGCTTTACGGAGCGGGGGTGGACCAGATGGAGATCCTGGTGAACGGGGATTACCACGAATTCCACTTCAGCGGGATGGCGAAAGACGTGATGGACAGTGCGAGCTTCGAGGCCGGCGCGGCGCAACTACAGAGCTTTCCAGCGGAGCCGGCGGTGGCCGGGTTCGACTACTCAGTAGTGCCGGGGCACATGGGGCAGGCGTGGCTAGGAACGGGGCCCTCGCGGTTCTGCACGATCACAGCAGCAACGATCGCAGTGAAGAACTCACTGGACCCGAGGAATCGGGAATTCGGAGAGGGTGAGGCGTGCTCCGGGGTGCGGGCTATTTCACCGGGACAGCGGACGGTGACGGCTGCCTTCGACATTTACACGCGGGACGACGATGCGACGACGGAGCTGTATCAGGCGGCGCGGCAGCAATCGCCGATCAGCGTGATGTTTCAACTGGGCGAGACCGACGGACAGTTGATGGGCGTGTATCTGAAGAGCGTGGTGCCGGAAGTGCCGGAGTTCGACGACGGGGAAAACCGGCTGCAGTGGCGTTTCCGGGCATCGCGGGCGCAGGGGACGGTAGACGATGAAATTTCCGTGGCATTCGGATAAGGCGGACGGAGACGGCGGAGGAAGTTACGCCAGCGAAGCGGTGGTGGAATCGCGGGTGGTTCCGGGGGTAACGTTTCGGATCGCGAAGATGTCCTTCGGGCGGCGGGTGGAGTTGATGCAGCGGGTTCGGGAGCTGGCGCGGCGGACGGAGTTCCTGACGGCCAGCGAAGAGGCGGGCGACAAGATCGATGCGGCGCTGCTGCATGCTGAAATCGAACGGCTCTATGTGTCGTGGGGTGTGAGGGCGGTCTCTGGGCTGGCCGTGGATGGGAAGGCCGCAGGCCCGGAACTGCTGACGGAAGCCGGACCGGAGGGACTAT